AATATAATAACTATTTATACTAGTTGTTACTTCTCCTATACCTGTGTTTGGAGCTCCAATTATATAAACAATTTCTCCTATTAATGGATATGCTTTATTATTGGATAATATAGGTCTAGCTAATGGTAAACTAAATGAATCTTTACCACTTGGATTTATTACAGAATCATAAGCTATAGTACCTATACCTTGCCATCTTCCTGCTTTTTCAAAAAGTTTATGATTAGCATCTAATACTATATCTACAACACGATAAGCTGATGTTATATTACTAAAAAATAAAGGATTATCAGTAACGTAACTTCTATTACCTACATTACTTTGATCAATAACAGTACCTTGTCCTTCTGTTCCTTTAACTGACATCTTTACTTATTTTATCTATCTCAGCTAATAGTTGTGTTTTTTCTTCATCAGATAAATCAAATCCATTACCTGCCTCTGCTGAGTTAGATAAAGCACGTTGGATAATAGTTGCCATTTTAATTAATTGTTCATCATTTTTAACACTTATTTCTAAGTATTCTTTGATTAAAGGTACAATTAATGTAGCATCACCAATATCATTAATTAATGGCTTTAATTCGCCGATTAATGTTGATATTTGTTTTTCTTTTTTCTTTTGATTATCGTATATCTCGCTTAAGATATCAGAGAATTTCTTGTTTCCAAAAACAACTGATTCTAAATTACTCATGATTTTTATTTATAAATATGATACTTAGAAATTTGTATATCCGTTTTCAATATAAAATAAGTAATGTTCTTTAAATATATCGCCTAATTTATTAGCTATTTTAGTAATTTTAGGTGTCTTCACATCAATTATTTCACGAATGTATATATAAAGTGCCTTTTTATTAAATATATCTAATACCTCACGTTTACGGAATAACTCAAGAATTGCATCAGCTATTTTAGCATCACCATCTTTAGGAAATAATGTTTTTAAGTTATTAGAACAATATTCAGTATATAATGTTAAGAACTCATTTAAGCGTTCATTAGGTGGGATATCATCGATTTCATACGAATGCTTTTCGTCTTGTTCTAAATCCTCAATTGGTGCTTTATCTATACGTTTTTTATAATTTTTAGTATTAGATATAATTAAATATCGTTTTACAATAGTACCAAAGTAAGAATATGCTTTAGCCCCTTTACTTTGATCAAATAAATGAATTTTACTTAATAAAAATGTTATAATTTCATGTTGTAAATCTTCAATATTATCTACCTCAGTATAATAAAATTTAAATGTATGTATAATATTTTCTGTTAGCTTAAAGAAAGCATAATGGATTCTTCTATTATAAATCTTATCACGTTCATCAAAGTCTAAAGACTTATTATAAGCAACGATAGCATCTTCTGTGTCTTGAGTAAAATACCTAGTAGAACTTGGGTTCTTAGGTAAATTACTAGCGTTTATTATTGAACTCATTCAGTGTTGCTTGTATATTTTTTACTTCTTTAAAAAAGAATCCTATTTCATCATCTGATTCAAATGAACCTTTATGATCAATTTGTTTTAATTTAGCGTCTGCTTTATTAACAGTATCCATAAATTTAGATATAAATGTATCTTGAGACATAATTATATCTTCTGCTTGTTCATTTTTCATTAGAAGGTTAAAGGTCGTGAACCCTAGGATCACAACCAATACACTTAATATTATTAATATCATTTTTATTCGTCGAAGAAATTAGACATTACATTTTTTAAACCTTCACTTTTAACACTACTTAGTGCTTTAGATTTAACTGGTGTCTTCTTATCTTCTTTTTTTAAATTAAAATTTGCTTTATTTTCTGATTTAGGACCTAATAATTTAGGTAACCATTCTCTTTCGAATTCAATTCTTGCTGCCATTAGATCAGCTTGGTGTACTATATAAATTAATGAAGTACGAGGTCTAGTTTCTGGCATCCATGACATTAAGTATGGTTTATTAGCTTCATCATATAGACCATCATGTAATTTAATAGTTAACATCTCATTTTTAGTAACTGTAATTCCCAACTGAGATAATATATATAAACCTCGATCAGGGACAGACATAAATTCTAAACGATCATTAAACATATATGGTTCATTTAATTTTTCTCGTCTCCATTGGTCAGTTTGAGGTAAATATGCTTCTTGTTCAAAAGTACCAAATTTACCTAAATCATGATTCATAGCTGAGAATACTAATTCTTCAGTAGAGTAAGTATCTATTACATCCATTTCTCTCCATACACGATCTATTTTTAAAGCACCTTGAATTACTCTATTAACATGATCTACATAACCACCAGGAAAACAATTATGATATTGAGGCTTATGAGCAGCAGGCATCATCATAAAACGTTCAGAATATTGTTCATAAAACGCTTTTAACTTAGTACCACGGTCTCCCATAATGTACATATCAATATAACCTAAGAACTCTTCCCAGTTACTTAATATTTGTTCCGGTTGTAACATATTAGTACTTATTAATTTCATTAGGTGTAACAGGTTCCATATTAATATATGATTTCATCTGTTCAATTAAATCTCTACAAGATGTGATCATGTCATCATACTCATCTTTAGTTCCTTGGCGTCTTAATAAGTAAGACATTTTAGTTAAATTAGACTCTAAGTTCTCTAATTTCCTATTAAAAATTTCTCTATTTCTCATATGTTTATTTATAACCACCCATTTTATTCTCTAGGTGTTTTTTGTTCTTGTTTCGTTCTTATTCCCTATCTCTCTTAATCCTTAAAACCCGTATTTAAAATATAACGTTATTTACTTGGGGAGCCAAACTTTAGGAGGATTTTGTTTACCTCTGTTTCAAGTGATTTTAGATATGCACAATCTTCATATCTTTCTATTGATTCAAAGTAGTATAAACAACGTTTAACACTAGTCAACAGCATATCGTCAGTTGCTAAGGTAATGTAATATACATGGGATAAATCGGTAATATCAAGTCTTTTAATGTATGAATATGCTATAGAATAAGTTAAGTATTCAACTGTGTCTTTTACTTTATCTTTATCTATGTCATGTTCATCTTCTAGTGAGTCTAAAAGATTTTTCATGAAGTATTGATAACCGTTATTATAATTGTGTATTAGTTTTTTAAACATACCAATCCAATAAGAAGGAGTGTCCCTGAGGTCATTAATTGCCTCTTGAAACTCTCCATCATTAAATGAATTAAATACTTTATCTATGTCCATACTCCTGATATATAATAAAGAGTGGTCATAATGCCAAGCTGTAAATGAATTACTTATAAGGTGTGTAAACTGGTTTACCGTTTACTCTAGTACAACGTAATACTTGTTTTCTTTGTTTACCTGTAGATTCCCAGCTTACATGAACCCAATCTGGGTTAGTATCAGTTCCGTACTCGTAAATTAATTGATCAAATGTTAAGTGGTCTTTAATATAATCAAATACCATTTTATTAGTTACACCTGTACCTCTACCGTCTTGATCTAAGTCAGCTGCTTCACCTGAACAGTGTTGTGATGTAGCACTAGAACCAGGAGTAACCTCATTTAATGCTTTAGAACGGTAACCTGAAGAAACCCAAATTGGTTTTCCAAAATGTTCTCTTACTTTGTCTAATACGTTAACTGATAATCCTTTTAAGCACTCTAAATGTGCAGGAGTTGGATCATTTTTAATACCTAAACGTTTTGCTGTTCCTGAAGGAGTTAATTCAGCTAATGTGAAATACTTTGATAATTGCATAAGTTATAATAATAAAATAAATAAAGAAAATATAGTGACAAATCCTATAGTAGTAATGACTGCATCTAGATTTGTAGTAGTATCATCGTCTGTACCTTTAGCAGTTATAACAGAGTTAGGATCTAGTTCATATCTATTCTCTGCTTCATTAAAGTTATAAAGCAAATAGTTCCCATTAGGGATTAGAATAGAGCCACGCTTATAGATAGTATCTTTAACTACAGTTGGTTTAATTTTAGTAATAGAATCAATTTCTATCTTGAGTTTATCAATCTGAGTCTTGGTATTTTTAAATACGATATTGATATTCTCTGCTTGCTTCTTAGTCATTACAACAACAGTATCCTTACCCTCAATTCGTTGAGTCGGATACGATTGGCTCAAGGCTGAATGGGATAGACTTATCAGGAGAGTTATACTCAACAATAGCCTTAGTTTCTTGTAGTTCATTTTTTAATTGTGTTTTTTCTTCTTGTAATGTTTCTATACTTTCTTTCATCCCATTTACTTTGCTTGAAGACATCTTATCAATTTGCTTTGTAAGCACATTAATCTTCTTTAACCTGTTTTGAGATTTTAACATAAGAGCATCTAACTCTTTTTCTTTAGGATCTACTACTTTTGGCGATTGAGCCAAAACAGCAGTCATTAAAAATATAAATATAATAGCTATTCTCATTTTATTATTTGTAACATTTCAACTTTTGAAATCATATACCCTAAAGTTGAATCGCTTTTTCTAATATGTTCTGTTAATTTATCAACTTTTTGATTTAACATAATTACTTCTGTATTATATTTATCTATTTGTTGAGTATAATTCATCTTACCATCAACATATAAATAACCAATCGCTACTAATACAATAAACAATAAACCCTTTACAGGATCTTTACTGAATTGTTCAAAAGATACAGGCATAGCTGAAGGAACTTTAATTTCTGTTTTTTTAGGTGCTGCCATTATTCTTCTCCTTCTTTTTTCTTACCCCAAATTTTATCTACAGATGCAAGACCTAAACATCCGAATGCAAGTAATGCAACAGCATCAACTAATTCTTTAGAAGGAGCAAAATGAGCCTCTGTAAATGAATTAGAGTACATAGTAATACATAGTGTTATTGCGCATAAGATTCCTACGAATCTCTTAGAAGATGGTGTGCCTTTTTCATCTTTGAAAAGACCACCTAACCAGGTTATAATATTTTTCATTATCGTTTTAATTATTTAAAGATAAATATAACTAATTGACGACAACTTATTTTATGATAAATATTGTACTCGGTAGGGGAATCGAACCCCTGTTTGAAGAATGAAAATCTCCTGTCCTAACCCCTAGACGAACCGAGCGTTCTTAATATATTGGTAGTGGGTTTAATTTATTTATTTATTTTCTAACAGGTTCACAACCATTTTTAATTGTGTCTGTTAATTTAGTTTCCAATTTATCTAATCGAGAGTCTAATTGGGAAAAAACTTCTCTTTCTGTGTTATCAATTCTACGATGTAATTGATCATTTACCTGATGTATACTATCGTGAATATCTTTTGTTCTCATATCAAACCCAACAGTAAAGTTTTGTCTGTATTCGTTAAATTGTTTTTCAACACTTCTAACCTTAAAAAATCCTATAACAGCAACTACCGCAATTGCGATAACCACTACCGAGGACATTCCTAAAATAAATGATAATGTTTCCATTTGTTTGTCTCCTTATGATTTTAATACTACCAATATATCAAAGAACAGTTACCCCTCAAGGACTCGAACCTCGATTAATTGGACCAAAACCAATTGTCCTGCCATTAGACGAAAGGGTAAGAAGCGGAGACTCAAGGATTCGAACCTTGGGAAGTATTACCTTCAACAGTTTTCAAGACTGCCGCGTTCGACCGCTCTGCCAAATCTCCAATTACAACTTTTGTATCGCCTCCAGAGTTGTCAACTGTGCCTACTAACGATTAGGAGCAATTAAGCGAGCAGATCTTACGGTATGCCACGACTGCTTTTCGATCCCGTGTACTTAGGGCTAATGTAGCGGGAATAGGACTCGAACCTATGACCTCTAGGTTATGAGCCTAGCGAGCTACCAACTGCTCTATCCCGCGATATGTAGTCAGGGCCGGACTCGAACCGGATAAACAACCATTTTATTGGACTTGGGCACCATCCCTCATTACGTCCACCTGACTATTTTCTCCTTAGTTCACTCCTGTCCTTGAACATACCGTGACGGGTTGTTTATCCATATATTTCTACCTAAGGAGCAATTGGTTTTGCGCTCGATTTATATGAATCCGGGAGCTTTCTGCAAGAATCGAACTTGCGACCTACTGATTACAAGTCAGTTGCTCTACCAGCTGAGCTAAGAAAGCGTAACTAATTACTTAGTTACTGTATCAACAGTTACTGAATCTACTACTACTGTTGAATCAACAGAAGTTGAATCTGTAGTTGTAGTTTCTTTTGTTGAGTTAAATTGACATGAAGTCAAAACGATTGCAGCTAAAGCCGCGATTGCAATTAGATTTTTCATCTTTTTTATTGGTTTTATTTGTTTAATTTATCGTATTATAAATATACTAACTCCTATATGCGGAGCCAAGCTTCCTTATAGTTTCTTTTGCCTCATTTAATGATATTTCAAAAAATTCTTTATTTGATGAATACCTAAACGAATCTAATGCTCTATGAATTTCTGCTTCTAATCTATCAGAGTCAAAACAGTCAAACGCCCATTCAACTTCAAACGGAATTGGAACACCAGTTGATCGTGAAATTTCTTTAGCCCGCTCATCAGGATGTTTTGTTGTATGACCAATTTTAAAAAGGCCAGGCATTGTTTTATTAGATAAAATATAAATCCAACTATTATGTTTACCTTGTCTCCAAGTTTGAGTATTTCGATTAGTATAATAATTTATTTCATCCCAACCATTACCCATAGGAACCATAGTATAAAAATAAGCATTTTCTAATTCATCAGAATTTTCCATACTAACCGGAATAAAGGCTTGTGCTTCTTCAACAGTTAATTTTTTTAATACTTGTTTATTGGTTTTATAACTTCCCATAGTTCTCGCGCGCTAATTTTGTGTATACCTATCTACTAATATACATATATACAAACTCACCATTAATTGACGAATTCGTTTGCTAATTGATATAACTTATTGTTTAACTCCATGTCCTTATTGAAGTTCTTAATTTTACGTGCCTTACGATTTTTAGAACCGTAAGCGTAATTAAATAACCCGTGTGTTAACTTTTCTTGAACTGTATTGAACACTGACCACATGTCGTTACCCTTATCTTCCTCACGTGACGGAGTTAATAAGTCATTTAAATCGATAGTAATATGCTCTAATTCACTATCAGTAAATCTGGAATTCAATGCGCGTTTAGCAAAATCAAGCATTTGGTTTGAATTCAAAACCGTGGTTTTAAAGCGGTTCATTGATTCAACAGTTAACGGTAACTTTTCTACCATTGTATTAATGGTTTTTTCTAATTCCTCAAAATCGTATCCGTAGTGTCTAATTTTTAGGTTCTCGAATTCTTGATTACAAACCACTAAACCATTTTCACAAATCATTCTAAATAAACCGGCTGTGAATGTAAATGCATTTTTACCGTCATGTGAATTGGTAAGTAATATTTGAGGAAAAACTGTGTCACCATCCGCTCCATCAATTACAATTTCTGGATTTCTAAACACAACTAAGTGTTTTTGATATCCTACACTCTTACGCGCTTTAACTTGTTTTGCATCAACTACACCCCATCCTAATAACTCCATATCATCGATAATTTTTTCGGTTGAGATGTGAGCGTACTTATCTGAAGTACTAGGTGAACCGGTAGTTGTGAAAATTGAATTTGCTCTTGTTTTGATTTCCGACTTGTCGATGAAATCCATGTTTTTAATGTCTAACATAACCTTTATTTTTTAAATTGTTTAACTTATATCTTTTTTAACATCTTAAATATAACATCCTTATCCTGGTGAGCCAAACTTAAGGTATATAGGTATATACTTGCATCGATGTGAAAAATTGTACTTCTAAGTTGTTTCCGGCCTTTAACCGGTTATACCAAAGGGGCTATATGGAATTGCGCATTATGCATTTTACAATCGTTTGTCGTTTATAGCCGGGATATGGGCGGAGTATAGCGGTGTTAATGTGTGTTAGCGGTATGGTAGGTAGTGGTAGTATAGCGGTGTTAATGTGTGTTAGCGGTATGGTAGGTAGTGGTAGTATATCAATATATACGCTCCGCGCGCAGTATACGTTTACTTGCTGTTTTTACATTCCCCCTATACTATACCACATACCACGCATCGATGGATAACAACGCACGCATTTCCACCGCATTACCTCCGTACATATACCGTATATATACCGCAA